TCAGCAACGTTAATGCCGACACTAAAGGAATTATAACATGAATGATCTAATGATGCAAATGCTAGACCAGTTCGAGGCTGGCTTGATGGATAGGACGTTGAAAGTGATGAATGTTATCACGGACGAAAAAAAACGTTATCCAATGGAGCTGAACAAATCGCAATGCTCAGAGATGCTACTTGGAACCAAGGACACGACGACATTCGACGAGCGCTTCAACCGACACGCAGACTTTCCACGAATTGAAGGCAAACGTGAAAAATATCCAAGGGATGCTGTGATTGAATGGTATCACGAAAATTGGCAGAAAACTGCAATTTAAAAAGGAGCAACTATGAAACTATTTACTAATTTTAAATTAAAACACGAACGATTTTTTAAGGCAATCAACCTTGACTGGAGAGAGGTCGCAGTCGAGCTTATGAATGACCTTATCGAAGAACAGCAGAGCCATTTTGCCAGTAGACAAGAAATCTTTGATCTAAAACGACAATTGGCAGTTTATGAAGCAAAAGAACAAATCGGAAAAGGAGAGCAATATGTTAAAAGCATTTAAAACAATCAAAAAAATCAAACAACTTCAGAAAGAATTACACACTTTTAGTTTAGCTTTTCTAGCTCTACAAGATATTGGCTTAATGCCAGAAACTGAAAAGGGCAAAGCGAAGGCTCAAGCAATGCACGATGTAAGCCACATGATCAAGGATATCTTGGATGGCAAGTCAGTAGATGAAACCACAAAACGATTAGAAATCACAGTTAAAACCGACGAAGCTGACGAAGAAGAGGAGCAATTAGATGAGCGGATTATTTAACTACGACAGGGATATGATGGAGCCACCTGAAGAACGAGAAGAACTCGACCCAGGGGGTATATGTATATATCGGGTGTGGGCAGTATCGCTATGTAGGTGACGAAGTATAAAACTAGAAAGGAGCACATATGATCAGCAGAGAAATGAACGCAATTGAAATTGAAGTTTTGAACCTGATTGCCAACAAGGGAAGTTTTGAAAAACCTATCACGGCAAATGATCTACGAGGCGAGACAGGGTTGTCAAAGCGTCCGCTTGAACAGGTAATCGAAAGCCTAAGAGTAAACTTTGGACATCCTATTGTGGCTAAGAAGTTTAAACCGAACGGCTACTATCTTCCACGAAATGAAGAAGAGAGACAAGCGGGTCTGGCACCATACAGACGACAAATCCTAACCGAGCAAAAGAACCTGTCCATCGTTATGGCTGTGGATCTCGATAAGTATTGGAAGTTAGAGCATGATTAAAGAACTAATCGAAGAAAACGATCAATGGCGCTCTGATTATATCCATCTTGGAGTTGAACTCGGAGAAATAATCAACGAACAACAAGATATTATTGTAAAACTACAAAACGAAAACAAACGCTTGAAGCGTGAAAATTGGAATCTTAAGAAAACGAAAGGTAGAAGAAAATGACAAACGAACTAACACAAAAACAAATTACATCGAACGTTGCAACCCGAATTGAAGCCATGAAAGGCGAAGGCTTGCTAATCGCACCAAATTATAGCGTGAGTAACGCTCTAAGTTCAGCCTACTACGCTCTTAAAAATTCAGCTAGTGGGAACTTGCTAGAAAAATGCACACCTGAAAGCGTGTATAATGCCTTGCTTGATATGGTCACACAAGGTCTAAGCCCTGCTAAGACACAATGCTATTTCATTCCTTATGGGAATACAGTTAAATTGAACCGTTCATATTTTGGAACTATGAAGGTTGTTAAACAGTTGCCTGAAGTAAAAGACATCTACGCTCAGATTATTTTTGAAGGCGACGAGTTTGAAGCTGAAAACGTGGACGGGCGCTGGAAATTTGTTAGCCACAAGTCAAGCTGGAAGAACCAGGACAATCCAATTGAAGGCGCCTATTGTGTGATTGAAAAAACAGACGGGGAGAAAATCCTCACGATCATGACTAAGAAAGAAATTGATAAGTCATGGGCGCAATCACGAAACGGAAGCGTTCAAAAGAACTTCCCACAGGAAATGGCCAAGCGCACAGTTATCAATCGTGCCGCTAAGCAATTCTTTAATACATCAGACGACAATGACTTATTTATCGATGCCGTCAACCGGACTACTGAAAATGAGTTTGATAACGAGCGCAATGTTAAAGACATCACTCCAAGCGAGCCAGTAGAAACGCTTGACGCTATCATGGGCGAAGTTGTCGAGCCTGAAGAAGTGACAGAGGTTCAGGAGCCTGAAAAAACTAAAAAAACAACTCGCAAGAAAAAAGAGGTCATTGAGCAAGAAGTGACAACCACTGACACAAGCTACCCTGCAGAAGAAATTCCAGACTTTGACGAAGAAACGGGCGAGGTCTTTGAAGAAATTAGTTTGCTAGAAGGCAACACGACTAATATCAAGGAGTAGGATTCATGGAAGAACTAACACAAGAAAACTATTACCAGGACACGACCCACTTGACCAACTCACGGTTTAAACGGTATCAGCAATGCCAAGCGAAGGCATTTGCCCTTGATAGTGGCCATTGGGTAGAAGAGAGGGACGAGACCCCTCTCCTACTCGGTAACTACGTTCATAGCTATTTTGAAAGCCCAGAAGCACATCAGCAATTCATGGACGAAAATGGCGATAAGTTACTTGCTAAAACTGGCAAAAACAAAGGAAACCTCAAATCTGACTTTGTGATTGGCGACAAGATGATTGAGAGCCTGAAAGACGACGAAGGGTTCAACCGTTTGTACCATGGTTACGCTTCGGATGAAGTTCAAAAAGAATTAATTGTCTACGGCGAAATCGAAGGCGTGCCAGTCAAAGGTAAGCTAGACAGTGTCAATCTGAGCCGTGGCTACTTTGTGGATCTAAAAACCATGAAATCCATCTATTCTGAGGAATGGAGCGCAGAACTCAAGAAGCGAGTGCCTGCCGCAGTCAATAACATTTTGAATTTTGGGTATCACGGACAACTTGGTCTATATCGTGAACTCTTAAAACAGATGACTGGTAAGGACTTTAGACCTTACATCGTAGCGGTCAGCAAGGAGAACGTGCCAGACCGTGAAATTCTGAAAATCGATGATGAATGGCTTGAGGAAGGACTAGAAAAAATCAAGTCTGAAATTGTCGAAGTTTGGGACGTGATTCAGGGCAATCAGAAACCTAAGGAGTGCGGGCATTGTGACTACTGTAGAAGCCAGAAGAAACTAGGTACAGTCGTTACTCTGAACGACCTGATTGAAATGTAAATAAATTAAACAAGCCGTGCATTCTTGTAAAACTGCGAACTAGAAAGCGTCATTAAAGGTTATGTGACCTTGGACGAGCGACTGCCCGTATTTAGCCAAACTCACACACAAAGGCAGTCGCATTTTTTTAGACAAATAAATGAAATTTTTGGATTTATTCGCTGGCATCGGTGGTTTTCGTTTAGGTATGGAGTCCGCTGGGCATGAATGCGTTGGATTTTGTGAAATAGACAAATACGCTAGAGCAAGTTATAAAGCGATACATAACACTGAAGGAGAAATAGAGTTACATGACATCACAGCAGTATCAGACGAGTCTATTCGAGGATTCGGAAGTGTGGACGTTATCTGTGGAGGATTTCCGTGCCAGGCTTTCTCAATTGCGGGACACAGACGAGGTTTTGAAGATACACGAGGAACTTTGTTCTTTGAAATCTGTCGGTTCGCATCTATTCTCAGACCTAAATATCTATTCCTTGAAAACGTCAGAGGACTCCTCAATCATGACGGGGGGGCTACATTTGAAACCATCATCAGAACCTTGGACGGATTG